GCGGGCACTGATGGCGGCATCCTGGTTCCGCCCAGCTTCTCGTCCAATATTTTCAAGCTGTCTCTCGATGAAGACAGCTTGCTGCCGCTGTGTGACGACCTGCCCATTGAAGGCAACTCGATGCTGCTGCCGAAGGACGAAACCACGCCCTGGGGTACCACCGGGCCGCGTGTGTACTGGCAAAGTGAGAACGGCGCCGGCACGCCTGGCAAGCCTGTTTTCACGGGCATGGATCTGCGCCTGAAGAAGTTGTTTGGCATCACCCCGATGACCAATGAGCTGCTGGAAGACTCAACGGCGATGGCGGCATATTTGCCCGGCAAACTCGGCAGTTCCGTTCGCTGGAAAACGAACGAAGGCATCCTGTTCGGGACTGGTGCCGGCCAACCGCTTGGCGTGTTCAATTCGCCGAGCGTCATCACCATCGCCAAGGATGTTGGCCAGGTCACCGCGACTCTGTCGGCCACCAACCTGGCCAACATGTACGCCCGCCTGCCGCCCGGTTCCGCGAAGCGCGCGGTTTGGTACGCCAACAACGACGTGCTGCCCGCGCTACTCACGCTGACGCTGGGTAACTACCCGATTATGTTGCCGCTCAACCAAGACGTTGGGGCAATCCAAGGCGAGCCCATCGGCCAAATCTTTGGCCGCCCCGTGGTGGTCAGCCAGCACTGCAATTCGTTCAGCACGGCCGGCGACCTGCAATTGCTGGACCTGGCGTATTACCAAGCCATCACCAAGGCTGCGGGCATTCAGATGGCCACCAGCATGCACCTGTATTTCGATGCCGATGCCACAGCCTTCCGAATCAGCTTCCGAGTGGATGGCCAGCCCAAGCTGCAGGCGGCAATCTCGCCAGCCAAGGGCGGCAACAAGCTGTCACCGTTCGTCCAGCTGGGCGCCCGCTGATGAAAACCGGTGAGCGCAAAGCGCTTGCCGCACGCTCTGCGGCCTTCGTCGGCTTCAAAGAGGCGTTGGCCGCGGCAAGGGCCGCCAATGCCGCTTCAGACTCAGACGGCGCGCTGCGCCATGCACGGCGGGCAATGGAAATTGAAGCAGGCCTGCGCCAAGGCGCCGACCCTCGGCTGACCGAGTCCATCAACGCATTGGCTGCGATGTCCCGCGTCATTCATGCACATGCAGTGCAGATCGATGACGACCTGGGCGCGGGGAAGTCGACAGCAGCGCTCGCCGTGATCGCCCAGTGCGTCGGCGAGCTGGACGCGGCCCATCTGGGCCCGCTGGCCAAGTGGCAGGTCGAAGGCCTCGTGGCGAACCAGTTTCGCGCGCTGATGCCGGTCGTCGGCCCCATCGGGTTATGGCTTGGCACCAACGGCATCCACGCGGCCGAACTGATGGCCGAAACCATGGCGCGGCTGCGCGGCCGGCGACCGATCTCAAAGGACCAAAGATGACCAACGCACTTCGCTCCGAATGGACGCTTGACATTCAGAACTTCGTTGCCAGCGCCAAGATGGCCGGCAATGTCACTGCGACTGAAACGCAGCGCATGCAGCGGCAGCTCGACTACATCACCAAGTCACTGGCCGGCATGGCCAAGGAATCGGCCAACACGCGCCAGCTTGGCGAAGGCTTCAAAGCCTCCGCCGAAGGCGCCGAGAGAAGTGCAGGCGCCACCGCCGGCATGACGCGTGAACTGCTGGTGTTGACCCATGAACTGAGCCAGGGCAACTACAAGCGGTTTGGTGGTTCCATGCTGGTGCTGGCCGAGTATTCGGGCACCGCCAAGGCTGCGTTGTCGACACTCGTTGGGCCGCTGGGTGTTGTGGCCGCTGGCGTTGCTGGATTCACCTTCGCAGTGATCAGCGGCGCAAGGGAGCAAGCCGAGTTCAATCGCATGCTCGTGGCGACCAACAACGCGGCCGGCCTCACCGCTGGCCGGTTTGATGCCATATCGGAGGCCGCGGCGAAGCTGTCGCACTCCACCATTGGTGCATCACGGGATGCCTTGATGGCCGTTGCTGGATCCGGCAAGTTTGGCCCTGAGACGATTACTGAGGTCACGCAGGCCACCCTCTTGATGGAAAAGGCCACGGGTCAATCCACGGCGGAGGTTGTCAAAGACTTCGCCAAGATGCGCGACGGCGTGGCCCAGTGGGCGGCCGAGCACAACAAGTCGATGCACTTCATTACTGCGGCGCAGTATGAATACGTTCACAAGCTGGAAGAGCAAGGCCGTGTTGAAGAGGCAGAAAAGGCCGTCCTGGCGCTTTTGAACGGGCAACTCGGTACCGTGAACAACACGCTGTCCGCCACGGCGAGTTGGTACGAAAAAGTTGCCGAAGCCGCCAGCAAAGCAGCAAAGTGGGTGAAGGATTTTGGTCGCGGCGAAAACGAGGATCAGAAGGTTGAGCGGCTGCGCGCTGGACTCGCGAAGCTTCAGGCCGAGCCAAGCATTGCTGGCCAGCGCTACAAGGGGCCTGATGGCAATCAAGTGGCAAGCCGAACCGCCGCTATCGAAGCCTATACCCAGGCGCTCAATGCGGCCAATGAGGCGCAACGCATGATGAACCGTGGCGCCGATGCCGCCGCCGAGCATGCATCAGTTCAGGGGAAGGCTGTCGAGGCGCAACGGTGGTACGACAACATCAGAGAGTCCGGCAAAGGGATGTCGGCCCTGAACAAAGAGCTGGACGAGGCCAGGGTTCATTTCAAGGAACTGGCGGACGCCGGCTCCCCGGTGCCCGCCAAAGATCAGGCCGAGGTGATGGCCAAGATCAAGCGACTCCACCAAGATCCAGATGCGCGAAAGCTTGAAAACGAATTCAAGAACACCATGGCGCACCTGGCCGAAGAAGGTGTGCGGCTGGACGCTGAGCGCGAGAACTGGGAAAAGTGGGGCCACCAGATCGACAAGTCGCGCGAAGCCTTGATGAAGTTCGAGACTGAGCGCGGTAAGTTCGCCAAGCTGTCTGATGCCAACAAGGGCGACGCCATGGCGGCGGCGAAGGCCGACGACCTGAAGGATCAAGCCAAGCGTGAGGCGGAAGCGAACGCCGCCATCCGCCAACGCATCGAGGCGCTGACCGCGGAAACGGCGGCCCGCAAGCTGTCGAGAGAAGAGGCCTACGTCGCCGCTGGGATGGCTGAAAAGTCGATTGCGATGGCATCGAAGGGTTCAGCTGATCGCGCGAAGCTCGCCGAGAGCCTTCGACAGGAGTTCATCGCCACCTTTGCCACCCCCGAAATTGATCGTTGGGTTGCCAGCACGAATGCAAGCGTGGCTGCGATCACCGCTCAAACCGATGCGCTGGGCCAAGGCACGTTGGCGATGCAGAAATCGACGGACAAGGCGAACCTTCTCAAGGAGGCCAATGCACAGATTGCCAAGTTCCCGAGCCAAGAAGCTCGCATTTGGCAGGAGTACTTCGCAGCCATTGAAGAAACGACGGCGGCGCGCGACGAGTTCTACAACAAATCTAGAAGTGCAGATACCGGTATTTCGAAAGCTCTTGCCAGCTACAAAGAGGCGGCATTCGACCAAGCCAAATTCACCGAGAACCTGGTCAGTGGATCACTCAAGCATGCCGAGGATGCCTTCATCAACCTTGCCAAGACCGGCAAGCTCAACCTGTCAAGCCTGTTTTCTTTCATGGCTGAAGAGTACCTGCGGAACGTGTTTCGCATGCAAACAGCCAAGCTGCTTGAGGGCTCAGGCGGTATCGGAAACCTGTTCAGTGGCTTGTCGTCAATCTTCAGCGGCAAGACCACCACCGGGCCATTTGGCGTGGCTGACATGATTGGTTCTTTCTTGCTGCCGACAAGCAACCCCATCAGTGGCGCCGGTGATTTCGCCAGACTGGACCGCATTGACGGCAGCCACGCCACGGGCCTGAGCTACGTCCCGTATGACGGCTACATGGCAGAGCTTCACGAGGGCGAGAAGGTACTGACCAAGCAACAGGCCCGCGATTCAGCAGGCGGCGCCAGCGTGGTGATCGACGGCAGCATCGGCAGCATTGGTGCAGGCGTCAGCCTGGGCCAGATGAACGCGGCCATGAAAGCCTGGCACTCCAAGGTGCTGTTCGACTTGGGTCGGCTGCAAAAACAAGGGCGGTTCGCATGACGGTCTACCCACGGTGGGTGTCAAGCCGCACTCACCGATCACCTGGTGGCCGACATCGGCGCGGCGAGCCTGCCACCCTTCAATCACCGCGAACTTTGGAGCAACAAAATGGACCTGAAATCACTCCTGCACGAAATCGGCAAAGGCGCGTCGGAACGTGTCCGGGCCGACCTCGAGGCCTTGGCCTCAACCCCCGAAGCACGCGGCGTCATCGAGCGCGCCCGGGCCGGCGCTCACGAAAAGCGCCGAGCGTTGGCCAAGGTGCTGGCCGACCTTCCCAAACTCTACGCGGTCGAGCGAAAGCAGCGGGCGGCAGCCCGGTTGACAGCTGAGAAGCGATTGGCCGCGGCGCGCATCGAATTGGCCGCTGCGACCACCGATTTCGGCATTGCCTCTTCCAGTGCCGCAGGATTGGACATCGCGTGTGAGTCCGAACGTTCGCGCATCGAGCGTGAACTGATCGACAGCGCCGATTCGCGCCTGAGCCAGTTGGCCGAATACTGCGCAGACATGATCGGTGCCGTGCGGCACTTGGGCTGGTCAGTGGAGTGGAAGGTTCGCACCGACATCGATGGCAAGGACGTCAAGGCTAGCGAGTCCAACATGGATGCAGTCAACGCCACACTGTTGGAAATCCGCCGCGTGTCCGGTGAAGCAGTGGCACTGAAGCTGGTGCCCATGACGTTCGACGATGTGACCGATCGCCTGCGTACCCTGGTGCTCGCGCTGAGCGCAAAGCTCGCACAGTTTGAGCGCAACAATCTGATCGTGGACGAGGCGGGCAACCTGGTGTTGCTGGAGTTGCGCACCCCTGCCGAAGCCACCACCGAAAGCTGACCCCGCCAGCCAGGCCGTGCGTCAAGCGCGCCCGGCGCGTCTGATCGCGCTAGGTTCGGCGCGATGCCCTGGCTGTCACTACCCCTGCGGCCACCTCCAGATCGGCCCGCAGCGCCCTGGCTAGACGGCCCTGCGCGGGCCAGCCGAAGGGGGGGGGGTGGGGGGTGTCGATCCCTGTGTTCAAGGGGTCGGAAACCGCGCCTGAGCCCACGCGCAGAAAAAAAGCCGTCCGTTTGAAAACGCGGAGGGGCTGGAAACGAAATCAAAGGATTCAAAGAATTGAGCACTGGCGCGGGTTGCAGCGTGGTGGGCCACTTGAAAAAGAGTGTTCATCACAATCAATGCGGGCGGGCCGAACGAAATCAAATCTGGCCCAGAAATCGGGGCCGGCCGTCGCGCTTGCTACTTTCTGCGCCTCACCCGGAACCTTCTTCTCCAAGGCGCCATTGAAGGACGTGGGGGGTGCACAAATCTGTGCATCCCAATGGCATGAGGGGTTCCGCAGCGCGCGAGAGGGCGACGACCGCCCCAAAATTGGGGGCGTTGAATTCGGGCGGGTTCCGCAGCGCACGCGAGGGCAAAGAGGTATTCATCGTTTTGAAAACGACAAATCCGACTGTGCCGCTGCGCTCGCGAGGCCGGCAAGACCTCGTTGCGGAGTTATCCCTGACTCGGGATAGTGGCGCTGCACCGCGCGAGGGTGGCGAACTGGTGACCGATTCGCGCGCCGTGGCCATCGCTTTCCGCAAGCGGCATGGCGATGTGCTGCGCGCCATCGAACGGCGCCGGTTCAGCGTGCGCCAGACCATCCGCGACCACAGCCAATGCGATTTTGCGTCGGCTGAATTTCTGGACGCTCAAGGAAAGCCTCGCCCGATGTACCGCATGACTGCCGGCGGTTTGTCTGAGCTGGCAA